GGGCTACGGGACGATCCCGTTCGATCAAATTCAGGCCGCGGCGCTTGCCCAGGCCGAGCGGTTGCTGGCCGATTGGTTCCCACATGGCCGCCGGGTCGGTCGGGAGTTCAAGGTCGGCAGTCTGGCCGGAGAGCCGGGCGAGTCCTTGTCCATCAATCTCGACACGGGGCTATGGTCGGACTTCGCCGCCGAAGTCAGTGGCCATGACCTAGTCGATCTCTGCGCGGCCCTTCGGCACGATAGCAAGCGAATTCCAGCTGCCCTCGACCTGCAGACCACGCTCGGCATCAGCGATCAGTGGCAGCCGAGCGATGACGAGCACAGGAACAAGGCACGCGACGCGGGCACATGGTCACCGGCACGTCCGCCGCCGGGAACACCCAGGCCAGATGCGATGCTGGCCGCATTCGGCGTCGTCTACGAATACACCGACGCCCGCGACCGAGTGACCCACTATGTCGGACGGATCGAGGCGCGCGACGGCACGCGAAAGCAGTTCGTCCCTATCACGTTCGGCACCCTGAACGGCATTACGGGCTGGCACAAGAAAGCTCCCGCAACCCCGCGCCCGCTCTATGGGCTGAACCGGCTTGCCACCCGGCCAGATGTGCCCGTGCTCCTGTGCGAAGGCGAGAAGGCCGCCGACGCCGCCCAGACCATGTTCATCGACCACGCCTGCATCTCATGGTTCGGCGGCACGGGATCGGTGGACCATGCTGACCTGGCGCCGCTGGAAGGGCGCAACGTTATCATCTGGCCGGATAACGACACGGCCGGGCATGAAGCCGCGGGGAAGCTGGCTAAGCGGCTGCTGCGGGCTCGGCTCTTGCGGGTCGATGACCTCCTTCACGCTGCCGATGCTGCCGACGTAGCTCCCGACGATCCCGATGCCTGGCTGGCGGATCGCCTGCCGCCGGACCCCGCGACGGATTTACGCGACTTGCTGTCCATCGAGGCGTGGTCGGTGCGTCCCAGTACACCGCCGACCCGCTTCCTGGGGGACCTGGTGACCAGGACCACCCGCATGTTCCTGGTAGGGCGCACCGGCTCGGGCAAGACAATGCTGGGCTTTGCCATGGCCTGTGGCATGGCCAGTGGCTCCGGCTTCCTGGATTGGCGGTCCGACCGGCCGGCGCGCGTCCTCTATGTCGACGGGGAGATGCCCAGCGAACTGATCCGGGCGCGGTCGATCGATGCCCTCCGCCGGGCTGGCTGTTCACTGCCCGCGGGCAACCTGATGATCTTTGGGCGGGACATGGAGGACGAACTGGCCATCCGCTTCCCAACGTTGGGCAGGATGCCCCCCCTGAATACCGAGGCGGGCCACAACTTCATCCATGCCCTGATCGCCATGCTGGGTGGGGTAGACGTAGTGATCTTCGACAACGTCATGAGCCTGATCTCGGGGGACCAGAAGGACGAAATCCCCTGGTCTGAGACGCTGCCGCTGATCTCGTCCTTGACCGCAAAGCAGATCGGGCAGGTTTGGCTGGATCATACGGGGCATACCGGAGATCGGCAGTATGGATCGTCAACGAAGGCGTGGCGGTTTGACGCGGTGGGGGTGATGACGCCGCTGAACGAGACCGATCGAGGGGAGGTGGCCTTCAAACTCTCATTCGATCAGCCAGGCAAGGCGCGGCGGCGGACACCGGAGAACTGGCGGGACTTCGAGGCCTGCACGATCAGGCTGCGCGATGACCGCTGGACCAGCGAGTTCCTGCAGGCGCCGGCCAAGCCAGTTCGTGCGAATGTGCCGCCAGCCGTTCGGAAGTTCCATGAGGTGCTGCTGGACGCGCTGACGATCTCACCTACTCCCAGGCGGACAACCCGCGATGCATGGTTTGACGAATGCGCTAGGCGGGGGTTGGCGGAGCCGATTGCTCCCGGCGACGATCACAAAGAGCGAAGCTCCAAAAAGTCGAATTTCCGGACAAACCTACACAAGCTGGTAGCCGCGGGGTGGATCGGAGTGGATGGTGAGACAGTTCGTGACCTAACCAAAGGAGCCGGGGAATGAGCCAGATCATTGCGGTGCGTTTTAGCGACGCGCACCACACGCGCACCATCGCAATTTTGGAGTGACGCGCACCACGCGCACCGGCACGCACCATGCGCGCACGGCGCACGCACCATACGCCCACCGCACGTGGACCACAGACGCGCACCACGCGCACCGTGCATATATATGCACGGGCGCGGTGCGCGTGGCGGCGGGGGCCCATCGGTGCGCGGTGCAGGAAGGTCCTTAGAGGAGATTTTCCCCAGCGTTTTGCCGTGCTCCTGCTTACCAGCAATAGCGACATTGCCGGGAAGAGAGCATCCAAGGGTAGTGCGTGCGGCTTCCTACGGTGAGCGTAGTCCTGCGCGTTCCTGCGCGTGAATGTCGTGTAGAACCGATATCGTCACGTTTGGTATCCTGCTCTCCGTCGCGGTGGTGGGTTCGCCGTGCAGGAGGCGATGTCGATGACGGGCAGTTTGTCCTTTGTGCCGACCGACGAGCAATGCCGCACGGTCAAGGCGCTGTCCGCCGTCGGCGTGCCGCAGGAAGCGATCGCCGGGTATCTGGACATCGACGCCAAGACCTTGCGCAAGCACTTCCGTGCCGAACTCGACCACGGCTCGCTGGAAGCCAACGTCAAAGTCGCCCAGACGCTGTTCTCCATGGCCACCGTCGACCGCAACGTCGCCGCCGCCATCTTCTGGATGAAGGCCCGCGGCGGCTGGCGCGAGAAGAATGCCCTCGATACCGACGGCAATCCTGTCCACCCGCTCACTCTGATCATCCGCACCGGCGTGCCACGCCATGGCGATCACGGGCCTTCCATGCTCGAGGGTGGCGCCGAATGAAGGAGGTGGGGGATAATTCTGTGGGATTTCCTTCCACCGTCGCGCCTGGTCAGGATAATTCCCGGGGGTTTTCCGGTGACGGCTTGTTCCCGCGCTACAACTTAGCCCGGATTGCGAATCTGATCCCCTATGTCGGGAACGCCCGCACCCATTCCGACGCCCAGGTCGCCCAGATCGCCGCCTCCATCCGGGAATTCGGCTTCACCAATCCCATCCTCGTGGACGGCGAGAACGGCGTCATCGCCGGACACGGGCGCCTCCTGGCCGCGCGTAAGCTCGGCATGGGGGTGGTGCCCGTCATCGAGTTGGCGCACCTCACGCCGTCGCAGCGCAGGGCGTACGTCATCGCTGACAACAAGCTGGCGCTGAACGCTGGCTGGGATTCCGATCTGCTGCGCCTGGAACTGGGCGCGCTGCAGGAGGCCGACTTCGACCTGGACCTGGTCGGCTTCGATGCCGCGGAACTGGACGCCCTGTTCGCCATCCCCACGACCGGGCGCACCGACCCCGACGATGTGCCGGACCTGCCGGAGAGCGCCATCACCCGTTTGGGTGATATCTGGCTCCTGGGCCGACATCGGCTTGCCTGCGGGGACGCTACGGACGGCGCCATGGTGGAGAGGTTGTTGGATGGGGTGCGGCCTCACCTCATGGTCACGGACCCGCCCTATGGCGTGGATTACGACCCAGCCTGGCGGAACCGGGCTGGCCTCTCCCGCACCGGACGGGTGGGCAAGGTCCTGAACGACCACCGGGCGGACTGGCGCGATGCCTGGGCGCTGTTTCCGGGCGACGTCGCGTATGTTTGGCACGGCGCCCTGCACGCCACGACGGTGGCCGAGAGCCTCGTCGCATGCGGGTTCAATATCCGCGCACAGGTGATCTGGGCGAAAGATCGGCTAGTGATGGGGCGAGGGCATTATCACTGGCAGCACGAACCCTGCTGGTATGCCGTCCGCGACGGCGGCAAGGGCCATTGGGCCGGGGACCGCAAGCAAACGACGCTGTGGACCATCCCCACCAAGGACCCGGCGCGGCACAACACCCCGGACGTCGCCACCGTGCACGGCACGCAAAAACCTGTGGAGTGCATGCGACGGCCAATCGTGAACAATTCCTCGCCCGGCCAGGCGGTCTACGAACCCTTCTCCGGTTCCGGCACCACCATCATCGCCACCGAGATGGAGGGACGGGCCTGCTACGCGGTAGAACTCTCTCCTGCCTACGTGGATGTGGCGGTGTGCCGCTGGGAGGCGTTCACCGGGCAGCAGGCCCAGCTGGCTGGGGATGGCAGGTCCTTTGCCGACGTGGTCGCCGAGCGTGCGCCCAAGGGGCCTGCTGGTGGACCTGGTGCGGCCGTTGCGCCCAGCGAGGCCGAGTTTGACCCAGGCGTTTGAACCGACTGCCGAACAGCGCCGCACGGTGCAGGTGCTGTCGGGCATTGGCGTGCCACAGGAACAGATCGCTCTGATCATCGGCGTGGACGCCAAAACCCTGCGGAAATCCTGCCGGGACGATCTGGATCGCGGCATGGCCGAGGCCAACGTGAAGGTGGCACAGACCTTGTTCAGCATGGCGACGCGGGGCGACAACACGGCGGCCACTATATTTTGGATGAAAGCCCGCGCTGGGTGGCGCGAGAAGCAGGAAGTCGTGGTGGAACCCGGCACGGGATGGTTCATCCAGGGCGTGGCTGAGTCCCCGTCGGTTGAGGCCTGGGAGCGGGAGGCGCAGGGGCTGCTCGGCCCTGGACCGAGGAGTGACGCGGTCAATGACGAACCCCTTTGAGCCTACCGCCGAGCAACGGCGCCTGGCGCGCGGCATGTCCGGGTTGGGCCTGCCGCAGGAGCAGATCGCCATGCTGCTGGAGATCGACCCCAAGACGCTGCGCAAGCATTTCCGGGATGACCTGGACCGGGGGATGGCGGAGGCGAACGTGAAAATTGCGCAGTCTCTCTTCAACATGGCCACCACGGGCGGCAGCGTGGCGGCGGCAATATTCTGGCTCAAGGCACGGGCGGGGTGGCGGGAGAAGC